ATGGGCTTCAATATCGGCTCCGCACTCGGCGGCTTCGTCCAAGGCACGCTGCTGAGCGGCGGCAACATGCTGGTCGGGGGCATCGATGGACTCACCAGCGGCATTTCGGGAGCCGGCGGCGTCGCAGGCACCGGCAACCTCGGGAACTCCGGGCTGAGCGCGTTCCAGTCCGGCTACCTCAACGAAGAAGAGGCCATGAACGAGCAGAACATGATGTTCCAGCTCGCCGTTCAGGGCCAGTCGCAGCAGTTCGACCAGATGACGCAAGAGCGGTCCGAACTGCTGCGCGAGCAGAACGAACTCCGTGACGTCTCGATGGCCCAGAAAAAAGCCGACGACGGCATCACCAAAGACTTCGCCAACCCGGCTCCCTCGTGACGATCCCGCCGAAAACGCGTGCGCTAAGGGCGACGACGGCGGTTTCGGAGCGGTGAGAGGTACAGTTTTGGGTGCAGCCGCGCCGGTGAAACATCAGCTTCTGCTCGCTCATCGCCTGCTCTTCAGTGGCCGAGAATGCGAAGAGACCCGCCCCTTTCGGAGCGGGCCTCGCGGTCGCCGCGGTTCGGCCCGATGGCCGGCGCCGTCGCGCGTCAGGTGATCGGCGATCGTGCGCGGTCACTAGCCCGCCGTTCAGCGTGGCTCGACAGCTTGCCCGAGTCGCGGGTTTTGCCCGATGCTCGCCGCCGCCGCTGCCCGCGCCCGTAGAACCGCTCGGCGATCCCGACGCAGTTGCCCGCGTGGTGCGGGTCGCGGCGATGGCGGTGTCGGGACGGCGGAGCGAAAGCGTGTCTGAACCCCGACGGCAGAGGAGGCGCTTTGCGCATGATCTCGCCGACCGACGCGCCAAGTCCGAGAGCGGCGGCGGCCGCGGCGATAAATCCGCGATTTTTCACGGCTCGATCACCGCGTCCGGGTCGGTGAAGATGGCGGCCTTAGTCGCCCACATGGCCGACGTCTCGAGCTCCGTCAGCGCGACGGACCGCTCGCGGGTGTGCGGTACGACGCGCTCGATGACGGCCTTGAGCGTCGAGTAGGCGGCGCGAAGCTCGCGGATGCGCTCGACGCCCTCTTCGCCCGGCTTGTGCCGAGCGAACGTCTTGTCGACGTGCATCAGTCGATGACGTCCGCCGATGAGAATTCGAGGTAGTACTCTTTGCCCGCCTCAAACTTCTGATCGTTGATAATCCCCACGTCCAGAGTGAGTGACGGCGTATACCTGAAGAACTTGCCGTTCTCGCTGTTTGGATCGTGATCGTAAACCGCCGCGAATTTCGCCCGGTGCGTGCCGTCGGCGTGCTGACCGGTCTCGATGCACTTGACCTTGCAACGCGTAGTCACTTGCTACGCGGTCTTCTGCAGCGTCAGCCCGAGATCGATGTAGCCGCCGCCGATCTTGTCGGTGAATTCCGGCAACGTGACCGGCATGCCAGCCAGCAGCTGCGTGCCGTCGGTGATGATGTCGCCGAGTAGCGTGATGACGGTCGGATTCGTGACGTCCTGTTTGGACGACCACTTCACGGTGCCGCTCAGCGTGAGCGACCCGAGCTTGCCGGCCTGGATCTTCGTAGGCGGAATCGTGACCGGCTGACCGGCGACGAGCGTCGACAGATCGCCGACGATTGTGGTGACGATCGGCGATACGTCGCCGAGAAGGGCACCGGCGATCGCAAGATCGGTGCCGAGATCGATGCTGGCCATCGGAGAATTTTGCTCCTTGTCGGCCGCGCGGCCGACGATGACCGACGGCACTGCGCCGCCGGGAGCACTCGTCGACGTCGACGAGGGCGTCTGCGGCACGGCCTTGGGAGCGGTCGGGATTGCAGCCTCCGCTTCGGGCGATACTCCGCCGTCAGCGCCGTTGTCGCGCGTAAGCCGCGCGTCGCTGACCCAGAACGGCTTGCCGGCGCCGATTGCGGCCGCGCCCGCAGCGAGGGTCGGCATCGCAATATTCTTTGCAATAATATCCGTCGCGTCGCCAAGCGTATCGGCGATAACCGTATGCGGCAGATGCGGCACGACGGCATGATCGATCGCGATGATCGCAACGGAGCTCGCGATCGCGGCGAGGCCGTGATTAAACACGTGTACGGTGTTCAGCGCGTCGCCGACTTTGCGCAACGCGGCGCCGATCGCAACGAGCGCGCGCATCAAGCGTGGCTCTCAGCGACGAACGCGGTGTAGAACGCGAACACGCCGTGCGCGTAGTCGTCCGTTGTCGACGCGTCGACGTCGCGCCGCAGCTGCAGCGCGCGCAGATCCGCGCCCTCGCCCGCGTTGAAGCCGGCCGCGATGGCGTAAGCCTGCTGACCCTCGAACGCAGCCTGGAAGCCCGCGGGATCGTCACGCTGCCAGCGCGCGGCGTCCGTCATCAAAGGGCGCAGAAAATACGCGGCCGCGACGTACAGGTTGTCGGCGACGTCGAGCAGCTTGTACCCGGCGAATGTCGGCGCGGCCGCGTTGCTCCAATTCACGCCCGCCGTGATCTGGCAAACGCCGACGCCGCAGCCCGGCGCATGCGGCATGCCGTACTGGAAGATGTTCTTGCCGCCGGTCTCGCGCATCGCGATCGCGGCGAGCAGGCAGGGCGGGATCCCGGCGATCTTCGCCTCGCTGTTGATCTGCGCGGCGAGCGCATTCAGCGCGGGGTGACTGGGCGATTTGAACGTGACAAAATCCATCACGGTCTCCGAATGAACGCCTGAGCGCGGCGCCCGCGCGCGATGCGCACGGACACCCGACGGCGGATGAGCGAACCGAATGCGATCGCGAGTGCGAACGAGTCGAACGCCGTGCGGCGCGCGACGACCGCCGGCGCAAAGCCGGAGATGAGCGCGCCGAAAACCAGCGAGGCGACGATGAGCACCCAGCACGTGCGCCATTCCTGGCGCCGTGGGATCAGCGGCGTGCCGCCCAGCACGAGGCCGAAAATGAGGCCACCGAGCAGTGCACGAGCAATGACGATCGGATCAAGATACACGTGAAGCCTCCAGCGTGACGCTGGCGTCCGCGTGAGCGTTCGCGAGCCGTGCCTCGAGCGCGGCGATGCGCTCCGCCTGTGCGCTCGCCAACCTCGCAGCGAGAGCACCGGCGTCGTGAGCCTGTTGCTCCAGATCCTCGATGCGCGCGAGATAGCTCAGCTCGCGGCCGAAGTACTCGTCGGCGCTCGCGAGCAACATGTCGACGCGCTTCTCGAGCTGATCGATGCGCTGCAGCAGCTCCCGCTCGCGCTCTTCAGATTCGCGGCGCGACCGACCGGCGATCTCCGTCATCCGGCGCAGTGACTCCGTCGCCTCATCGAGCGCTAGCTGCATGTAGTCGACGAGTTTGCGGTGAGCCTCCGGCATGGGAAGCCGGGCAAGCTCGTCTTTCAGAGCGATCGAACGTGGATCCGTCGCTTCAGGAATATCGCTTGGCTTGCGGCGCATGCGGCGCACGACGACGATCACGAAGCCAATCGCGCCGGCGATCAGATCGGCTGGTCCGATTGCGCTCGATATCGCAGTGATCGTGGAGAGCGCGACGCGCGCCGCGGTGATGGCGGGATTGGAGACGTCGGCGATCACCGCGGCCCTCCAGCGTAAGACGCGCTCGTGCGCGTAAGGGCCGCGAAAGAATGGCGGCGTAATGGTTCGGGCACAGATTCGCGGCGTGTGCTACGGTGTGAAGTGCAGCTGCTCGCGGCTGCTTACTCGAGTGGCGCGCAGCGCCGGGAGATCTTACGGGTGAAGCGGATCTATATCGCGGCGTCGATCGCCGCTGCAGCACTACTCGCGGCTTGCGGCGGAGGCGGCGGGTCCACGCCCGCGGCGCCATCGACCGTCGCGCCGACGTCGACGCCGATCGCAACGCAATACACGGCCAGCATCGCGTGGACAGGTGCAATGCACCCCGTCGGGACGCTTGCCTCGAATCGCCGCGGAACCCGCGACACAGCGACACCATTGCCGGTGATGATGGCGGCCGCGCCGTGCAATCTCGGCGATGGCTGCTCGAATCATGAGCCGTTTTCGGAAGTGCCCGGATCCTCGAGCGATTCGGCGACCGTCACGCTGACGGTGTCTCCCGCGGCCAGCGCATCGCCGACATGGACCGAATCGGGAACCACGACGCTTGCGACGACCGATACGCCTGCGCCGACGGCGACGGGCTCGCTGGTGCTCGCGTCGACGAAGGCGAGCGGAGCAGACAGCGTCAGCGGCAGCGCGACCATCGGCGGGCAAACGGTGACGCAAACGAGCCCGGTTTACGTGTATCCGAGCATCGCGTTCGGCTGCAACACCGGAACGTACACTCAGCTGCAGAGTGCGCTCGCATTTAGCGGCGGAGTCGAGACTTCACTCTCCTCGCCGACCGGTGCAGACCTGTACGTTGACGGACCGTATTGCACGGGCGCCTTCCAAAATCTCGCTGAAGCGGGAACGACGTTGCACGCTCCTTACGGTGCGGCGCATCTCTCGAATTATGACGGTCTTGCCTTCATCGACATTCCGACATCATCGTGGTCCTCCGCGTTCACAGCTGAACCAATCGAAACGACCATTGACGGATCGAATGCGACTGAATACACGATCCTTAAAACGGCGAGCGGCACCTACGTTAAATTCGAGTATCTGCAGGGCTACGGCGACGACAGCGCTGCCAGCCCGTCGACGATGGAATTCGCATGGGAGCAATCTGGCTCGTCGATCGACGGTAAATTCTGAACTAGTCTTGTTCGGGGTGCATCGGCTGCCAGCCATAAAACTTGTGCAGCTTAACCGCCGCTTTGTAGGTTGAATCGGACCCGACGACTCCCGCAGCAATCAATGACGGATGCTGCGCGATCGTCGGGTCTTTTTCATCCAGCGTGACGCCGAACACCAGATCCGGAAGCAGTTTGATCGTCCCGGCCGTGTCGAGTTCGACAAGATGATTTTTTGCGCTACGCGATCGCAGCGTGATGGTGACGAGAGAGTCCCCGGTTGTGCCCAGCGGATGCGTGTGCCACGATTGAGCGCGATAGGGAACAAATGACGCAAACACCGTGAACGGGTGCATCGGATCCATTGCGACGCCGGTGGGCGCCGGGACGATCGCGTAGTGCTTAAACATGCGTCCTCACTGCGTGATGATGTTGTGGCCGACCACGCGGCCCATCGGCATTTCCTGGCCTACGACGCGCAGCTTCTGGTAGAACCCATCGCCAAGCCAGCAGACGCCGACGACCGGGTAGTACTCGCCGTCAGTGCCGAGCAAAAGCTGCTTGCACGCCATTTTATTCGTGCGGATCCAGCTTCCGTCGGCGGCCTGCCACTGGTGCGTCTCCTCGACATCGAAGTCTTCGAAGATCGTGCAGTCGGCGTTGTACGCAACGCGCACGCGCATCAGGTAGCCTTCGAGCTTTTCTGAGCCGACGAATTCACGCGTCTTGCCATCGGGCCAGAGCGCGAAATCTCCGGGCACAATTTTATCGGCGCGGATGAGCCCGCGCGTCGTCGGCATCAGCTGATGCGAAGCGGGGCATTGCGGTCCGCCGCCCCCGCCGCCAGGCGACGAGCCGCTCCCGGATCCGGTGCTCGCCGCCGGGGTCGAGCATTGAAGATCTGGAGCAAACGCGACGTATCCGTCGGAATTGAGCCACTGATGATCTGCAGCCGTAGGCGTTGCGCCGCCAGCAACCGATTGAATGTGCAGCCCGTAAGCCGCGGTGTCAACACGAGCTGCGAAATAATACGATGTCGACGGGAGCAGGGTTGAAACTGTCGGATAATTCCCGGCAGTGACCGGCGTGTTGACCCCGATAGCTTGAGACGGGAAATGCAACGCCGGCACAACGGACGCGTGCGTTCCGTCCCAATAGATGATGATCTGCGAGGTTCCCGATGTTGAGCCGGACGATGCCGTATACGTGAGCGATCCGCTCGCGACAACGGGCATGAAGGTCCCGTTGACCTTGAACGGCGCGCTCGACGGCACGTTGCCGTTCGGGTCGATTACGCTCGTGATCTGATTCGGCAGCGTCAGGTACGTCGACTGGCCGAGATAGATCGTGATGCCGTTGAGCTTGCCGGTCGTGCCGTTCGTGTTGATCTGAACGGCTGACGGATTCGCGACCGCAGCCGGGCTCGTGTCGACGTACTGAGCGATCAGCGTGCCATCGATCATGCCTTCGATCGAGACCTGAGTTCCCTGGAAGAGCACCGACAGCTGATACGAGTGGTAGTTCGTATCGTACGTTTTCGCCACCGTCGTGAAAACTGTTCCAACGCCGCTTGCATACTTGAATGTGTAGGCGCTGCCGCTGCCGCCCGCGTTGAACGCGATGCCGTAGCCGTTGGTTGTGTTGCCGATTAAGATCGACGCCGCGCCGCCGGCAGATCCACCGGCCATCACGCCTTTGATTGCTACGAGTGTTCCGGTGGCCAGCGCGAAGGTTTGCACCGACGTGCCCACACCTGTGGAGAATGACAGCGATCCATCGCCGTTCTGCACGCCGCCGGTGAACTGGCTGACGATCAGCTGACCCGCAGCGTTGATGAGCCCTTGAACTTGCGTCGGCAGCGCCGCGTAAACGTATGCACCAGTCGACGGATCGACCGACGGCCCCGGCATGTATCGGGTGAACGATGAACCGAGTTCGACCTGCGGCTGCTGGAATGCCATCAGCCCGGTGCTGAGATTCGTCGCCCAGATGCAGAACGACAGCGTGCCGGTGAAGGTCGGCGTGTAGGTGATCGATTTCGTGACCCACGTGGTCGCGCTGCCGCCGCTCGGAATCGTAAACGACGTGTAGACCGTCGCGGGCGTCGCGTTCGGCACGCCTTCGTCGGTCGTCGAAACGAGACCGAAGAACGTGCTTCCCGCATACGTCGAGCAGCGATATTGCACGGTCGCTGTGATCGTCACACCGGTCGACACCGCGATCGGGCGCGAATACACCGCCGCGTTCTGGCCGCTGCCGCCACCGTTGAGGTTGATGTAGCGGGTGCCGTACGTGGCATTCGGATTGACGATCGCGACGCCGGCCGCGCCGACATTCGCATGCGGCCAGTACGCAAGATTCGCGTTCCAGTCCGAGTCCGGAACGAGGTTCGTGTTGTTGGCGCCGGCGATCGTTGATGCGCCTTGCAGCTGCACAGGCGTCAGGCCGAGGATCACAAACGGACCGCCGTCGCCGAACTGGTCTTTCAGCTGCAGCGCGATCTGGTATGCGGCACCGGCGGCGAGCGGCCCGATCGAATCGGTAGCCGGGATTGTGCTGCCGTTGAACGCGCCGACTTGCACGTAGTCGAGCGGATTGACGTCGCCGTCGCTCGAGCCCGAGTTGTTGGCTTTGGCCCAGTAGATGCCGCCCGATCCCCACTGCGAGAACGGACGCGGATCACCGGTCGGCGGCGTGTAGGCGACCGTGAACGCGATCGACGCGTTCGGCGCCGAGCTGCTCTGTCCGGAGCTCGTCGTGCCGGTCCAGCCGGTGACGCTGAACGCGGAGCAGGTGAACGTGCCGCCGCTCGGCGCTGCGGAAAGCCCGACGCCGACCAATGCCGTTTGCGTGAACCCGAGCACACCTGTCGCCGAGCACATGAAGTAGCCGTAGGGGATCGCGCCCGCGACTTTCGCCGTGCTCTGCAGCACCGTGTACGATCCGGACGGATTCAGCCAGACCCAATTCGTCTGCGACGCGGTGAGCGTAACGCTGCTCGACGGGATGCTGACGACCGCAGTGCCCTTGGCAAAGAGCGCGAGATAGGTCGGCAACGTGACGACGAGCGATGACGTCGAGATCGGCGGCGGACCGGCGTTCGCGGACACGCAATACGCGCCGACCTGCGACGTATTTGCCGCATTCACCATCAGCGCCGTGGTCGCGGAATTGGCGATCTCCGCCATCGTCGCGTTCCAGTCCGGCTCGATCGCGGAGTACTTCACGACCTGTCGGCTGTCGCCGTCGGCGGTGATGCACGTGTTCGCGCTCTGGATCAGGCCGTAGGTTGCCGGCGCCGCGTTGTTCGCGACGTATGGGCTTACGAACGAGCCGAATTCGAGCTGCGGCTGCGCCCAGTACACGTACTGGCCGGCGGTAATGACGGCGCCCGCGCCAAGGCTGAAACTGACGACAACTTGCGTGACGCCCGTAGGGATAGCGACTGCCGTGCCGGTTGCGCGGCCGGTCGTCCCGGCGGCGATGCTCGCTGCGCCGCCGGCGACGGGCGTTAGTGATGGCCAAGCGAGGATCTGCCATTTCGCAAGACCGCTCGATGCGGCAGCATTCGCCCAGCCCGACAGCACGACGGTCTGACCCGGAACGACGTCTTGCACCGGCGACAGCCCGGAGTATCCGGATCCGCCGATCGCCGCGCCCGTGCCCACGGGACTCTTCCAAGCGTTGCCCGACGTTGGCCCGGCGCCCGCGGCGATCGTCATGCCTGCCGTCGCGCTCGACCAGAGCGCATGCGTTCCGGTCGCGTAGAGCAGCTCGGAATCCGCGACGAGATTGCGCACGGATCCCGTCGCATCGTTGCGCGAGATCGTGACGTTCGTGACGCCGCTGACGACGTCGCCGTTCGCGACGCCAAGCGGCGCGTTCGGCGCGCTGCCGTCATTGCGCGTGTAGACCGTGAACCCGTTGTTCTGCGTCGCGATCGAGCTCTCGTTGAGCAGCGACGTCGCTTGCGCGACGCATGCTGCCTGCGTCGTCAGCTTTGTGTTCGTCTGCGGTGGATAGTCGATCTGCCCGTACAGCGCGATGGAATTTGCATCTTGCACGATCGCGTCGACGGAGATATTCGTCGTCGAGTCCGTGTTGCCGATGACCTCAACGCTGTTGTAGACGTTCGACGCATCGTCTGCGATCGTCACCGCAAGCGGATCGAACGCGATTTGACCCTGCGGCAGCGTGACGTTGTACGTGTACGTGTTCGTCGCCGACGTGTAGAGCTGCACGAGCCGCGGAATGCGGTCGTGGCCAACGCGGAATGCCCACAGGTCCCCACTGCTGATCGCCTGCAGCGCGTCCGAGATGAACTCGGTTACGGGGTAGCGGTTGGAAGTCGCGGTGTACGGCGCACCGACGGTCGGGAAGTTCGACTGCAGGACGCCGACGATGAACGGCCAGCGGCCGACGGACGAAAATTGGTAGAGCGCATTGTAGATCGCCGTGCCGACGTCGGTGTTCGCGACAGTAAACGTACCGACGCCCGTAATGCGATTGCTTGCGCCGATCAGCGACAGCGTGACCTGCGGCGATTTCGAGTTCGTGCTCGAGCGGCGCAGAATGTATCCGCAATAGCGACGTCGGCCGACGACCGTGCCCGCGCCGTATGCAGAGATTGTGCCGCCGCCAAGTGGCAGCGCAGTCGTGATATACGGGACGCCTGAAGCGGCGTCGGTCCCATAGGTCGTGACCGGAATCCGGATCGTCTTCGTGATGCTGTTGTCGAGAAATGCCTGTTGCGCTTCCGGCTCTTGCGAACCGTCCCACGGCTTCGTCGACGTGACGTACAGACGGCATGCGAGACCCGCAAGTTGCTGGGCCGACGTGAAGGACGGGACGTACCACGCGGAAGCCGTCGACGTCGCCCCGCTGACCTGCTCGAACATCGGCTGCGAGAAAGAAAGCGTCGAACCCGTTGGTACGACCGTCGAATTATTGGCGAACGAAAGCGCCACTTGCGTCGTGCCGGCGGGGCAGAGCCAGACAGGCGTCGCGACACGTCCATTGACGAGCGGACATGTCGTCACCACAAACCGAGTGCCGCCGGTCGAATTGTAAATCGAAATCAGCGGACTGCCCGACGAGACGACGGCGGCATTCACGTACGCGCTGAAGACGTAATAGTTGCCAGGCACGACGCTGACCAGCCCGGTCGAAATATTCGAGTAAAGCTGTGCGCTCGAATTCGCCGCGCTCGTCCCCGCGAAGTTCAACGATGCGGCGCCGCCCGGACCGGAGCTGCCAAGCGAATAGCCCGACCCGGTCCACGACGCAGACGGCAGCGTATCCGTGAGCGGCGCCAGATTCGTCGTCACCGCTTGCTGCAGCGTGTCAACGCTCGTCGAGATCTCGACGAAGTTCATCGACGACCAGTAGCCGCGCGCTAGGAAATCTTCGCGGCGCAAACCGAGCACGATCTTGCCCGCGCCGCTGCCGTTGGGCGTGTCTTCGTACTGCAGGACGTCGCCGCTGCCCGCAACGTCCGCCGACGCATCGGCGCACAGTACGTTTGCCATTTTCGCGTCGTAGACGGTGATGCAGGTATCGGTCGTCACGAAAGACGCCCTCAATGCCGCCGCTTGCGCAGCGGTTGGATCTACGGGGAGTAGATCGAACGCAGCCCGATGTTCGAGCCAGCTACTTCGCCGTTCTGAACGCGCTGCAAGACTTGGCTGATCTGGACGCCGACGCTCTCGAGGCCCTCGGCGCCGACGATCGTCGAGCCGCTCAGGTCGACGTTGATGTCACCGGTAAATCCAAGACCGGCACGGTTGATACTGCCGCCGCCGCTCGCCGACCCGGTGGTCGACGCTCCCGTTGCGGCCGCGGTTTGCGCAGCGACCGATGCGAGGTTGAAGTCCGGATAGCTGCGCGTCAGCGTGAACGCCGGCACTGCGCTGTTCGGATCTCCCGCGCCGTATTGCGAAAAGCTCTCCGACAGTTGCTCCATCTGCGCGGCCGAGATGACCTGACCGTTCGCAAGCGTCAGCATCCCCTGGTGCAGATTCTCGACGGTGAGATCCGCGCTGGAGTTTCCGCCGTCGAGTTGCGTGATCTGCTGCAGCAACGCTTGCTGATCGGGCGTGAGCGTTGTGTTGCCCTTATTCGCAGCCGCCCAGGCTTCCATTTGCTGATCTTCGGCCGTACCGCCCTGGCCCGGATCATACTGGGCCGCCGCACCGGTGTTGCCTTGCCAGTTGTGGAGATCTAGCTGGTAGCCGGCGACGTTGCCCTCCATGTCCGGATTCGTTGCGGCCGAGTACTTCGGCCCGATGAGGCTACCGATCACGCCGCCTGCGACAGCCCCAATCGGACCGAATAATCCGCCGAGCGCACCGAGCAAAGCCCCATTCGTCTGGTTTCCGCCATCGACGCTTGCGATCGTGCCGCCGATCGCGGCGCCCATCATGAGTTTGCCGCCGACCTGCGTGAGATTCGTGGCCAACGGATTCGAATTTGTGATGCTCGTCCCGCCAGCGCTCGCGATGTTGACATTCGTCGGTGTATCGCTATCGGTCCAGCCGTCGCCGGCGCCATCTGCAGCGCCGGTCGCATATCCAGCGCTGTATGGCGCGGGCATGGCGCTGCCGGACGAACTTCCGAAGAGCGCGCCGAAAGCTCCCATCGGGCTGCTTCCGCCGGATCCACCGCTGACGCCGAACAAGCTCGCGATCGATTTGTTGACGCCTTGGAGCAGCGCCGACTTGACGATCATCTCCTCGAGCATCTTGACGAAGTCGCCGAGGATGTCGTTCCAGACGTCCTGCAGATCCGCGCGCAGGCTCTGGTGCTTCTCTAGTACGTCCCCGATAAATTTCGTCTCGACGCCTTCGACCTCGTCGAGCATCTTTTTACGAGCTTCTTGCTCCGCGGCGATCTGAGCTTTTACGGCGGCATCATATTCGTTTAGGATCTGCTCGCGCCGCTTTTCATTGTTCTGGATCAGCACGGTAATCTGACCCTCGGCCGCCATTGCGCCCGTCAGCTCCTGAGCAGCGCGATCGATATCGCCCGAGCTCGCGTGCGCCTTTACCAGATCGTCGAGCTTCATCTTGGCGGCGGCGACGGCTGCGGCAGCCGCGACGGACTTCACCATGTAAGCATTGTCGTCGGCGGTCAGCTGTGACAGCGAAGCTGCGTAGTAGCTGACTCGTTGCGCATCTGTCAGGTTTTGGACAGCGGCTTCGTCTGCGATCTGCTGTTTTCGCTTCGAAGAATATGCGTCCCACTGCCGCTCGGACGCGGCAACCGCTTCAGCATTCTTGTCCGCGAACGCACTGATGGAATTGTTCACCTGCGCCAGCGAATCGGAGTTTTTTGCGATGTCCTGCGTCAGCGTTTCAAGCCGCTTCGAAAGTTCGGCTACCGATTTCGCGGCATCGTCATAGTTCTGCTTGAGCTGCGCGAGTTGATTGTCTTCTTCCGGGGTGCGCTTCGAGCCGTCGTTGTGCGCCGCTCCATAATTGTTATACGCAACACGGGCCTTTTCGAGCGCATCCTGTTCCGCGCTGAGCAATTCGTTGTAGGTCTGCTGCGACGCCTTATCGCCATCGAGGGCATCTGTCAGCAGCTGCCGTTTTTGATACAGGTCGGACAGCTGCTTCGCTTCGAGCGCTGCCTGAGCAGTAGCTTGGCCCTGAACAGTGCTCGCGGTTTTGACGGCCTCTTGGAGCGCCGACTCGCCATCCGTCGTGCGCTTCAGCTGCTCTTCGAGGTCTTTCTGCGCTTGGGTAAAGATGTCGACGCTGTCGGTGTCTTTTGGATCGATCGGCGTGAACGATGAGGTCGTCTCGCCCGGATCCTTCGTTTTCGTCTCTTTGGGCGTACCGACGTTGCGGTCGTTGTCGAGTTTGTCCCCGGCATGCGCAGCTTTCTGATTTGCGGCATAGAGCGCATCGTTGATCACCTTGTGACCGCGCGTATACGCGTCTGTGCCACCGAACATGAGGCCATTGCCTCGATCGCTCTCTGCCCGAGATTTTGCGTACGCTGCACCGGCGGCCGCGAAATCGCGATCAGCTGATCCGTCCGACTTAAAGACCTCGCTCAGCGCCTTGACGGCCAGCCCCGCAGCCTTTGCTGCATCGATGACGCTCTCGAAGCTCTGGACGATGCCCTTACCGAAGTCGATCGCATTCTCGAGACCGCCGACCAGCGTCGCCGAGAAGCCAGCCATATACGGCAGCAAGTCTTTGCCGATCGCCTCGCTGGTCTGCTCGATTTGGGCGTGAAGACGCGCCTGCTGCAGCGTCGCGTCATTGGCATCGCTGGTCGCGCCCTGCGTGTCTTTATGCAGAATCTTGAGCACGTCGGACAGCTTGCCGTGTGAGTCGATGACGGTCTTGAGGTTGAGATCGACCTTTTCCAGCCCACGGCCGCGACCAGCCTCGGCGTCGATGATGAGCTGAACGGCTTCGCCCAGTTCCATGTGCTTTGAGCGCGCCACTTCGGTCGCGACCGACATGATCTGCATCGAATCGGAGACGCTGTTGCCCGCGGTCACCAACTTGTTCATGCTCGTGACGAGTTCGAGGCCCGTGTATCCGGATGCGAGCGTTTCAATCTGAACGAATCGCTCGATCGCCTCGCTCGCCTCGTCCCACGATCCGCCCTGAGCTTGCACCGCGGCGCGCAGCGATTCCATTTGCGACTGCATCGCCTCGGCGTCTTTCACGCCGTCTTTGATAAAATTAAAGGCGACCGATGCTGCCGCGAAGGCCGCACCGATCGCCAGCAGCTCCGGTGCTGCAGACGCGACGCGCTCCATGACCTCGCCGAAGCCGGCAAGGCGCGATGCAGCAGCGCCGGCGTCCAAGCCGAGCGTTTCGAACCCCATCGCGGCCGTCCGCGAATGGTCAGCGAGCGCGAGCAGTCCGGCGACGAGACGATCGCCTTCGACCTCGAGACCCGTTTCGGATACTGTGGCCTCTTTGGCCGCCGTGCTGAGCGTCTTGACGCCCGCAGCACCCTCTTCCGCACCCGCAGCGACAGCTTCGCCCATGGCGGTGCCCGTGCCGGAGATCGAGCGCAGATCTGCTTCCATACGCGCGAGGATCTGCGAAACCGGAGAGAGGGCGGAAACAAGCGCCGCGCCGTCGCCCGTGATGTCGACGTGGAGCTGCGTGGTCTCTTCGGCCGCCACAGGGATCTCCGGACGCCGCTGCTTGGCGGCTGAGCGCTACTTTTTCTTCGCGCCGAACATCTGCGCAACGCGCGATGTGATGATATTTGCCTCGAGCGTGATCTCTTCGAGGCGCTGCGCCTGGTCGAGGTGCGCGAACAGCTTCACTTGCTCGAGCGTATGCTTTTCCATGATCTCGTCGTCCGAATATCCGGACCGTCGGAGACGATGGAGAATGGCGGCGAACCCTACTCGGTCGTCGCCGCCGGACCGTTTCCCGATTGCGATTCAGCCTTTTTACGCGCCACTTCAGCCGCCCAGCGATTGAACATGTACAGCCCGGCGGCGCTCATCTGCGCCGATTCCATGCCGAGCGACAGCTGCTCAACCGTAGGTCGACGGTGCACAACGATCTCGTCGCGCCCCGTCGCCGCGTTCCACTCTTTCGTCGAAAACGGCTCCACGTAACGGCTGATCTTGGTCAGCAGCTCGCAGAGCATCTTCTTCGTGTCACTCTTGCCGAGGATGATGTCGAGATACTGCGGATGCGAGCGCACCCACTCGACACCCGCGCGCGCGCCGCTTTCGGGACTCAGCTCGGCGAGCTTGTAGTACACGAATTTCGAGTACGATTCGAGATCATCGAGCACACGCCGATGAAAGAGGTCGTTGATCGAAAACTCTGTCTTCACTTCGATCACGTGCACGCCGCCCGCGACATCGAGCGGATAGCGCAGCGTCTCGGGATTCAGGATTTCCCACTGCCGCTTGGGATCGTCGTATTCGTGCGGCGGCGCGGCGCCTGCGGTAGGCGCGGTGGTTTCACCGTTCCGCAGGCGCTCGTACGGGCGCAATTCGCGCTCGGCCATCTTGTAGTACTCCGGGGATGGGTGGGTGAGCGAGAAAGGGGTTAGAGCGACGCTGCCGAGCTTGCGTTGGTTACCACGACGCGGAGATCATCGTTTGCGCCGATCGCGGACTCGTAGCATTCGAACTTGACGGACTGCTTGATGTAGTCTTTCATCTTCGGATCGATGCCGAGGTCGGTCAGCTTCGCCTTCGCGATGACGATCTTCATCTGGTGCTGCACGTTCGCGTTGATCGAGTCTTGCGACGCGACGACGATCGTGATCGCAACGGAGGCGACGATCGACTGCGGTGCGGTTGCGCCCGAGTTGCCCCAGAACAGATGCCGCATGGTCGTGGTCTCGAACGCGAGATCCATCGTGCCGCTGACGGTCGTGATGGATTCCGGGATCGTCGGCCGGTAGCGGCCGGAACCGAGCGCCGGGTATTCGGTGATCAGCCCGGTGTTGATGCTGACCGTAAAGCCCTGGATAGAGGCATCGGACGCGACGCCGTTGACCGTACCGAGGCTCTGCGTGCTTTCGAAGACGTACGGGAAGAGCGCCGGGTACGCGGGCGTGGTCGGCGAGCCGATTTCGGCTTCGCTGCAATACTCCCAGCCGCACTTGGCCAGGACGATGTTCTTCGGGTCGACCGTGAGGTCGAGCGTCGACATCTTGCAACCGGCGGCCGACTTCGTTTCGATGACGACGTTCTGCTGCGCGGTGAACGTCGGGCGCGGCGACTGCAGCGTGAACGTGTGATCTTGCGCGAGCACCGCGGGTGCAATCGCAGCGCCGGTGGCGTGCGCGAACTTTGCCGCGGTCGTGACGGTGACGTTGTTCGCGGCGACGCTGGTGACGATGAAGTCTTCCTGCGTCGCGAGCCCGGCGTCGACGCGGAAGCCGCCACCGGCGATATAGCCGGTTGCAGAGGTGAACGGGATGACGGTCGCGCCGATCGCCGTCGCTGCCGTCGTGGTCGTCGCGCTGCCGCCGGTCGTCGGGTTTCCGGCGTTGGGCGTGACGGTTTCGGCGCCCAGCGTGAGCAGCAAGAACGCTGCGATCGGCGCGGGCTCGGCCTCGATTGTCGCGGAGCCTTTGCCCGTGAACATGCCGGTAGCCGGTTCGGTTCGGCCGAGATGACGGCGCGGCGCCGGACGGTCGTGGAAGCCGTTGGTGCCGGCGAGCGACGCGTCTTGCGCCGGGACGAAGAGAGTCGGGATGACAGCCGTACCGGCAACGGTCTCTTTACCGATGCCGAGAGCGCTGAGTTCTGAGGACGGAGCGGTCGCCACTGGCGGCTCCTGAACGTCGGGCGCGGCGCGATGCGCAGCCCCGGTGTCGCGCTAGACTTTGTCGGTCTGCGCGGACGCGGCATCAACCGCGGGAGCGACCGTGGTCGCGGATGCGGCGGGCGCCGCAACGATGGACTCGATGTGAACGCCGCGTCGACGGTGGAACTCGTGCGCACGCGGATTGCTGCGCAGGTAGCACGGGATGCAGAGACGGCCGCGCGCGTCGCGATAGAACACCGGGACGTCGACGGGCTGGAAGTAATCGGCGTTCGTCTCGACGCTGCATTCGGCGCAGACGAAGTTCGGATTCTTGCCGGTCGCATCGTCAACGAAGTCCGGACCGAGATTCAGCACGGCCGTGACCGCGTCGGCCATCTTCGCGGCGAATACGAGCTCGCCGGCGACGATGCTGGCGGAGCGCACGCGCACGACGCCTTCGACGGTTTTGACTTCGCCCGGCTGCCAGAAGGCGAGCGCGTCGTCGAGGATGTCCTGAACGGCGATCGGGCTCCGGTCGGAGCGATAACGGATATCCAAAGCAGACTCCCTAGAACGTGACCAGCGTCTGTGCGACGTAGGTGTACATGGCGTAGGCCCAGATCGGTACGCCGGCACCAGCGCCCTCGATATCGGACCAGCTGAATTCGGCACTCGAAATCGACGTGCGATACGCGAGGCCGTTGAGGCCAAAGTTGCCGCGCAGCAGCGGGCCGAGACCGTTGCCGTTGCCGTCCGCGAGGAGCGGCACCAGCGACGCCATCGCGTCGGTCAAGTTGGCCTTGCGCGCATCCGTTTCTACGGACGACGCACCGACGACGATCGCGAAGCGCAGGCTGATCTTGTGGCGGCCCGGCGAGTCCGGCATTTCCGGTACGTCACGCAGCTGCACGCCGATCGCCGGCGCCTTGCCGGTCCAGAGCGAGATGCTCTTCTGCACGTCGTTGACGCCCGCGAGTTTACCGGTCGGGTTCGGACCGTCGGCCGATGTCTGCGCGCGGATCAGCTGATAGAGCTCTTGCCAGATCGAGGCGATCTGCTCGTCGGGACCGATCACGCTTCGCTCCTCATAACCCAGCCGACGAGCTGTTTGAGCACGCCAGCTACAACCGGTTCATCGATGTAGAGAAATGGCCGCGGCGGCATGCCCTGATGCGTCACGATCGAGCGACCCCAGCGCGCTTTCCACGGCTGATGACCGGCAAAGATGCCGGTGCCGTTTTGCAGATACTCCGCGTAGTCGGTACCAGCGGTGATCCGCACGCCGTCAGCGGTGAGCGCGACGCTGTTCTGCGGCGCGAGCGAGTTCAACAGTCGTCCTGTGCGCTGCAGCAGGGGTGTGCCGGTCTTGTTCGGCGCCCAGCCGGGACCGCCGGCTTCGATGCGGCTCATCGCCGCGCCGGCGACGAATGAACCCGCCTTCAGCAATCCCGGTCCGAGGTTCGATGCGTTGCCCTGCATGCGCTCGATGCGCCGCCGGAATTCCGGAAGATCGCTGCTCGAAAACTGCATCAGTCCGTCTGCTTACGCGCGATCGGACCGCGCTGCAGTCTGAGCTCGAGGTGCGCCGGTGGGAATGTCCACGATTCGACGTGGACGACGTTGAACGAGTCGCCGCCGTCGACGACTGCGATGTCATCGAGCCGGATGTCCGGAATAGCGCCGACGTAATCGATGCTGACCAGCGCATCGACCTTTTGCACGGCGCCGCTGGGATCGTAGTACGCGATCTTGCCGTCCGGCGTCTGCACGTCGGCGGCGATCGTCATCACCACAGCGACCGCCTGATCGGGCGCGGGTCGCCGCTTGATCACCAGCGAGTTCGTATCGAACGCCGACCAGTCGATCATGCGATGCCTTGATACACGAGCGACGAAAGCAGCGAGTCGAGCTGCGCGTTGAACGTCGACCGTGTGTTATCGCGGTACCGGACCGATTTCGACCCGCTCGTCTGACCTGCGATGCCCTGGTTGGACTTGTTCTTGAGCTCCCAGGCGCGCGACTGCATCAGCTTCTTCTGCGCCGCACGCAAGCCGCCGAATTTGCCGGTGAGCGGTATCGCGCTGGTGTCGACGCTCGGCGGCGTGCGCAGCTGACCGGCCAGCGTGAAGCAGCCCTGCAGAGTCGGCGTCGAGTTGTCGATCGTGACGCCGATCATGCCGGTGCCGATCGCCATCGAGACGAGCTCCGAGCGGCACGTGCCGTCGATGTAGACCAGGTAGCGCAGGCCACCAGGCGCGTTCGTGACGTTGACGTTGATCCCGCAGCCGCCGGGCAGCGTGATCGTCTGCGGCGAGGACGGCAGCGACTCTCCCGCGCACGTCAGCGTCGTCAGCTGCACGGTGTGCGACCCTGCGGAAAACGCATTCGTGACGCCGGATTGCTGGCTGATCGTAAACGCCGGCGGCGGGACGGCGTAGTTGACGCCAGTCGCCAGCGTGATCTGCAGCTTGACGCCCTTCGGGAACAGCGTCTGGATGCCGACGCCCTGGAACGTCAGCGGCGACATGTTGAGCAGCGTGCCCGACTCGTAGTCGACGAGCAGCGACTGCGTCGGAATGTCGAAGCCGACGGCGTTCGGCAGCACGATCTTCACCTGACGGACGTAGATCAGCGGATACTGATGCGTCTCGAGCAGATTTGAACCGCTGCCCTGCAGCGAGATCGTCTTCTCTTCCGGCAGAAACGACTGCTTGATCATTGCGTCGATCTCGCCGGTCGTCTCCTCAAGCCAGTCGTTCAGCGTGGCATCGCTGATCTGCACACCCGCGGCAGTGGTAAGGTCGAGCGTCTCGTCCGATTTGATCTGCGCGAGCGTCAGATAGCTCGCCGGCGTCACGAGGATCAAAGCGGACTCCTAAGATCTACTTCGCGCTGGAAACGCGGAGCTGCTTGGCGGCTTTCGCAGCGTCGGCCGACGCCTTGCCGTATGCGTTTTCGGTGGCCTTGAGCGCTGCGGAGAGCGTGGCGGCCGCGCCTTCACCGTCGACGAGCGACAGCACCGGAGTGCCCGCCGCGATGGCTGCGACCTCGACGTCGTCACCGCGCTGCGATGCGCCGCGAACGACGACGTGCGCGTTGCGGAACGTCGAGAGCAGCGCCGGGCCGAGGTCCGTCTCATTGACGACGATGCGTGGATCTTCGACGCCGACGTCGGCTCGCGCGCGCGTCAGGATATGCAGCTGTGCCGTGGACTTCTCAGGGAAAGCCGTCTCGACGAATGCGCGCGCGATCGCGTTGGCATCGTCTTTGATCGCGCCGACGTTGTCGGCGATCAGAGCGACGGTAAACGGCTCGTTGCCGCGCTTGTACTCGCGCTTCTCGAACGGGAACGCGTCGAGATCGATCGTCGATGCGCCGGACGGTGCGGGCGGCTGTTTCGTCGATGCGCCGGACGGTGCGTCGACTTCGATCACGCCGTGCTCTTTTGCGAAGTCGGTCCGCAAGAACTCGATCGTCGCCTCATCGTCCGTTTCGAAGACGTGCTTCTGAAACTGGATCGGGTCGGCTTCGTGGCGCTGAAAGTTGAGCCGCTCATGCCGCGGCGAATTGAATCTGATCATCGGTTCTCCGTGGAGAGAGCAAAGGTCACGAACGCGGGACTCGCACCCGATGCGCCGCTGAACGGCGATCCGTGATGGCCGTCGACGCGCGCAAACGCGACGCCGACGAACCTCTCCGACGAAGCGGCTCTAGTTGAGCAGGTTCGTGATCTTGCCGGACTCTTTTTGGTTCCGGTATTCGAGCGAGTACTCGGCCGTGATCATGCGTTCGACCGACGTCGCAATGCGCGCCAGCGGCTCGCTGCGCAGCGGAATGAGATCCGCGCGCTTGAAGCGCTTCGTCGAGAGCATGAGCATCTGCGTCTTGGTGGGCGGGGACGCCTTACCGGAGAGCGCGCTGAGCTCGGCCTGGGGCTCGATCTTGACCGAGACCTTGAAGAAGCCGGTCTGGTATTCGTCGACTTCCTGGCCGGCGACGTAACCGGCGGAATCCGGCGTCACGACCTGGACGATCGGACGACCCGCGCCGCCGCCGATGAAGGCGTTGACCACGGCCTTCTGCGGGGTCGATGCGAGCAGCAGATCCGGGACCGCCGGAGCGTAGCCGAGGCGGATGTTCTGCGCGAGCGTCTGCACGTAGCCTTCGAAGAGGCCCGCGTTCAGCTTCACGACAGCGAAGCCTGAACCGGCAGTGCCGTTCGCGCCCGCGCTGGTGATGTCGGCCGCAGCGACGACGTTGGTCGTGAGGATCTTCACGACGCCGTCGCACTGACCACCGGCCCATGCTTCGGCATTGGTCGAATCGCCGTTGAGGAGCATCCACTCCATCTCGTTGAGCTGCTCTTCCATCTTCAGCTCGGTGTCCAGATCGATCGCTTCCTGGATCAGGCGTTCCATCTCGCCGTCGGCGAGCTTGTAGTTGCCGGCGCCGGTCCACACGGCGGTTTCCGTGTCGGTGACGCGCGCGGTCTGACCCGTGCGGCAGATGACGTTGCTGAGCTGCGTCGGGACGTTCGTCTGCGACGTCGGCTTGTTGCCTTCGGCGTAGGACGCGTTGCCGTGACCCGGCGCATTGAGACCCACCTCATTCCAGTAGTGGGTCTTGCCTTTGGCCTTCACGGTTTCGATGGCGCGCAGGAACGGGCGCGGGGGACCATCTTTCGCCGTGATGACGTCGGACAGGTCCTTGCGCTCGTAGTTCGCGTCGGTGACCGAGTCCATTGCCTTGAGTGCGTAGTCGAGAGCCACGTGGCTTCTCCGAAATACGATCCCGCTTCGTGGCGCGCGATGCGCGCGGCGGCGGTTCGCTTGTCGCGCGTGACGCGCGGAACCAGACCGGTAAACGGTCGGTGGTGAGCGACGCGCGCGACGCGCGTCGAACAGTGGTTTAGCTGGGCGCTATTTCGCCGTCGGTGCGTGCAGCACGCGGAGCGCCTGCCCGATCGTCATGTCTTTGATAGCGACGGCGGGTGCGGTTTCAGCGTCGGACTTCACGGCATCGCTCTGCGCGGCAGCCGCTTCGGTCGTGTCTTGGTGGCCGGCCGGAGCCTGACGCGAACGCGCGGTATCGATCGCGGTGTCGAGCGCCTTCTTCGCCTCTTTCGCGGCTTTCGTCGCGGTCGCAGCTTCGGCGGTCGCGACGTCGGCGCGCGCGGTCTGCGCGGCGAGATCGGCCTGCAGCGTTGCGGTTGTCGCCTGCAGCGGTTCGACCGCGGCCTTCACGGCGTCCGCAACGATCGTGTTGACGTTGGCCAGCGCTTCGTCGATCGCGGCCTTCACCGCGGCACCGTCAATCCCGACCATGAGCGTCGTGTCGGCTGCGGGCGTCTCATCGGCTTTCACGGCGGCAGTTGCTGCCACGGACTCGACTGCGGGAACGACGGCAGATTTCTCGCCATCCGTACCGGCCGCATCGCTATCAGCGTTCCCGGCGGGCGTTGCCGAACCGGCGGGCGCTTCAAGCAGCGCGGTCGTGGCCTCGCGGCCTTTGTTCGCCGCATCGGCGATCTCGCCGAGTTGCTTGTGCGCGGCCTGGATCTTCTCGATATCTGCGGCGCTGTGGCGCGCACCGGACTTCGTTGCGACCTCGCCGACCGCTGTCGCGTCTTCGCTGTAGATCACGGCGACGAGCGCAGCGATCTGCGCACCGTACTTCATGATGACGGCGTCGATCGCGGCGCGGCGTGATGCGTCATCGAAGCCGGGCGCGTCGACGATCTGTGCGATCGCCCATTCCATGTCGTACAGCGAGCCGTACAGGTTGCAGCGCGCGGTGCTCTGCAGCGCGTCGGCGATGGACTCGTCGACGGATGCGTCTTTGCTCGCGACCGCGGCGGTCTGCTCGCCTTCGACGGTGCTCTTGTTCGCGAGGCCGAGGCGCTTGAACGCTCCGACCAACGCGGAGGTGATCGGGTGTTCCACGGGGCCTCCCTTGCACGCGACGATCTCCGCCGCGCTGTTCACAGGCACATGTGCCTTACCGGCATACTGGCCGTAGACCAGCGTGAGCCGGTCGAAGTGCATCTCGTCGATGCTCTTGGGTGTGAGATTGTTCTTCATGTCGCCTCGCTCAGCACGTATGGGCCTGACCAGCTCATGCCGATGATGTCGCCGTTTTTGGCGTCTTCGTAGACCTGACGATCGTGCGGTCGCAGCGCGACGTACGCTGCGTTGGGGTCGGGCATCGGATCGCCGAACCAGACGCCGACGATGTCGCATCCGACGACGGCGTCGTGATTGAGATCGACGTCGACCGGGCGAGCTTTCATGGCGAGCTCGTACGTCGCTTCACGCAGCGGGATCGGCTGCGCGGTCTCTTTCTCGCGGTCCTGAACGCCGGCGACGCTGACCTTGGCGATGATGACGCCGGCCTCGTCGTCGAACGACGTCGCTTTGATCGCGATCCCGCTCTTCGGTTCAGCTGCGGCGAGAGTGGCCGCCTTGATCGCGGTGCGCATCGTCAGCGCAACGCTGGATCCGCTCTTCGAGCGAATCGCCTCGAGCATCGTCGCCACGGCGACCTCCGTCGTCGGCGCTATGCGCCGTTGAACCCGGGGAAGTAGCCCCGGATCGTCTGGTCCTCGTACGGCGTCGTCTCGATGGCCTTCGGCCGCAGTGGCATCGCGTTCTTATCGAGCAGATACTCGCCGTCGACGCCGATCGCGTCGACGAACTTCTCGCGCGAGCGGTACGGCGCATGGCGGCACGACCACTTGTCGACTTCGGCGAGGACCGACGTCGTGTGACCGCAGTCGCGGCATTTGACGCGGGTGTACTCGCGATCGTCATCGATGAGCGCGTGATCGTTCTTGACGACCTGCGCGAGCGCATCGGCGAAGGCGCGATTCACTTCCTGGTGCGTGATCAGGCGCCACTTAAAGCGCTGGACTAGTTTTGCGCGGAAGGCGCGCAACTCGTCCATCACCTCAGGCTTGATGCGCTGATTGCGCTTGATGTCGTCGTTCACGAATCGTCCTCGCCCGTCGCGGGCTGGTTGCCGCGCGCAGCGGCGGCGCGATCCTCGGCGGTTCCGCGGAACTGCTCGAGGTCGAGATCGTCGTCTGCCGGCGCGATCGCGCACACGCAATTCGGATGAGCCGGCGGCGTGTCGACGTCGACGCCGGGGAAGTCCTCGCCCAGGCTGACGACTTGCTCGTCGGCTTCGGCGCACTCGTCGCATGTCGCGGGACCGTCAGCTGCGATCCAGCGGACCTTCTGCAGCCCGGCGGCGACGTAGAAGTCTTTCGCGCCCGCGTTGGACGCGACGGACATCTCGGTGCGCGCCACCATCTTCGACCAGGTGTTCACGTCATAGACGCGACCGCTGGCCGTCTGGCGGAACTTCTCGCCGTCCGGATCGACGTAGTGATCGAGCGCGTGCGCCTCGGGCTCGCCGTCAACGTGCACGACGTCGAACGCAGACTCGATCAGCTTCGCGGTCGGACCCGCACCGAGACCTTGCTCGAGCGCGTCGCTCAGGATCGACCGCAGTGCAGCCTTCTCGCGATCGCGGACGAGGAACGCGAACGCGTCGGCGTCGGCCTTCAGTCGCTTGATCGTTGCGGTCGGCGGAGCGAAGAGCCCGGCTTCGACGTCGAGCAGCACGCGCGCCCTATCGAATCCGAGGTCGTAGAGCGCTTCCTGCGCGTCGAAAACGGCTTGGCCGACCTCTCCGGCGTCGAACTCGTCGATCGCCTTGCGTAGACGCGCGATTGCCGTCTCCGGCAGAGGCGCGTCTTCGGAGTCGCCGTCGCTCGTCGTGCCGTCGTCGTCGACGGTGACCGATTTGCGTCCCGGCAGCTGCGCGGTGGCGAAGAACCGGTCCGCGATCTCGGCGTGCGCGCTCTGCAGCGCCTTGCCGAGTTTCTTGGCCGCTGCGGCTACGTCGTCGAGGTGCTGCTCGACATACGCGTTGAGGGCGTCAGTATGCCCGCCATCGCGGGCTCCCGCTTTTTTTGCGGGGGTGCCCTCCGGCGGCTTCTCGGTGGACGGCTGTCCCGGATCGGGGACAGGTGTCCCCTGTTTCGGGCCACCCGGCGGGAACATCGGCGCCGGGGGAGGCGGCGGTGAGATCACCGACTCTGCCGACTTCAGCAGCCCCTGAACGAGAGGCGTGTCGAGGTCGACGTCCTTCGCCGCGCTCTTCGGCAGCTCGATGAGATCCCGCGCCTCGTTGATCGACCCGCCCGCCTGCAGCAGCTGCACCGCGACCGGGACGGCCGACATGCGCAGCTGGTACTTCGCCTTCGGCACGATCGCGAGATCGGTGATCCCGAACTCCGCCATGATCGCGCGTGACAGCGTGCGCCAGATGTACCGCGCGCGCGGGAGCACGCACTCTTCCTGGAATGTCTGGTCGTCGGATTCCTTACCGTTGCCGCCCAGCGTGCCTTCGGTCGTCATCAGCTTCGACTCGGGCACGTGGTAGATCGCGCAGATCTCCTGACGCGCGCGATCTTGCTGGCCCGTGTTCTCTTCGTTTTGCGCCGGCGGGAACTCGACGGACCAGTCGCCGGCCAGAGCCATCGGACGATGCGCATTGTCAGCTCCGCTGCGCGACTCTTCCATCGTCTTGCGGTTGTGCTCGAGCTGGTCTTTCGACGCCGTCTTGTTGACGAGTACCATGCCCGCGCGCACGCCGTTCTTAAAGCGCCCGGCTTCGCTCTTGCGCGCGCCCCAGTCGACGGCGAGCGTGAGATCGATCTGATCGATCAGCGAGGTGCGGCCGGTGATATCCGCGCCGCCCGCGAGCTTGCCGAAGATGATGTCTTTCGGATCGTACGTCGTCGTGACGACCTTGCCGTTGACGCGCGTCTTCTGGACGAACTTCGAGATCGACTTGCCGTCCGCGCTGAGCAGCGGCGCGCACGTGCGCGAGTCGATGCGTTCGAGCCCGACGAGCTGACCGTTCGGCAGCCGCAGCTTGTGCACGTAGAACTTGCCGGGCACGTCGCGATCGAGCGAGATCTCTTCGACGAGATCTTCGATCGACTGATCCGGATTCGGCTGATCGAGGAACACGCGCAGCGCGATGACACGCGGGTCTTTGTCGACGTCACCCTGATCGCGATCGCTGCCGGGCGCGACGATGTTGTAGCCGGCGCCCGCGATCGTGCGCGCGATCAGTCCCGTCGCGGATCCGATCCACGGATGGTGATTCGCGAAGTACCAGTAGAGCTCGGCCTGCGAGAGGTTCTTCGAGATCTGCTGGTCGACCGACGAGCCGCCGATGAAGCCCTGAATCGTATTCGACGCGATGTCGAGCTCGAGGCTCTTCTTCGCCGGGGTCGCCAGAGCGCCCGATTTATGTGCGCGCGCTCGACGGCTACGGCTCATCGGGACCTCCGGGAAGGGTGAGACGCGCGTCAGCGTCTATCAGGCGGGATGGAAAGCACGCTCATCTGGGTCATCGAAGTCGTCGGCCGCGACAAAGATATTCACGTCAACGAGCAAGACGCGAAGTCGGCAATCGGCGCGATCGGAACTCAGCCGACAGTGGAGGTGATGGGCGGCCGCTCTGCGATGGACGAGAAGCCGACACCGGTGATCCTGAATACGGCTCAGATTTCGCTGGTCAGGAAGATGCGAGACTAGCCGCTGCGAGGCGCCGTCGCTCGAACTCCGCGACGTCGCCGATCGTGCCGCATTCGGTGCACGGCGCGCCTTTGAGGACGCCGAGCTCGCGCACGACGAAGCCGAGGTTCTTCTGCGTCTCCGGATCGCCGCAGACGTCGCAGAAGCTCGTCTTCGGCTTCACACTCAGCTCGCGCGTGCCGGCGCAGATGCAGCTGCCGTCGTGATCGCCCGGCATCGGGCAGTCGATCGTCTTCAATCGAGCCCCACTGCGCGCAGCACAGCGTGATCGCGCGCGGGCGCACCGTCGTCGTCCATGCGGTGATGGTCGTGGTCGAGCTGCTGAAGCTCGGTCAACATCAGATCGCAGAATGCGCCGTAGGGATACGTCGCGCCGCAGCTGCAGCTTTCGCGCCGACTTCCGCTCGCGGTGCGCTCGTCGGCTTGCGTCTTCGGCAACCCGATCGTGCTGCATCCGCACCATCTGTGGCGGGCGCGGATCTCGGCTTCAGTCGTCATCATGGAGCAGGCCCTCGTCGTCGGGGTCGGGAGTGGTGAAGTCGTCGCCGTTCACGGTCGCAGGTTCCGGATGTCGCGCAGCGCGCCGACGCAGTGCACGGCGAGAAAGATGGCCATCGCGGCGATCGCGATCACCGTGGATTTGCTCATCGCGCGTCGCTCTTGCCGCCGGGCGTGATCGTGCATATTTCGCACGGACCGCCGCAGTCGGGGCAGATGCGCTTGCCGCTGCAGAGCGGGCACGAACCGGTGATCGCGACGTTGTCGTACACGCTTCCGTGCACAGTTGTGGAGAGGCTGACGACAGATCCGCGACGCACGAGATACCGCTTCGGTTCACCAGCGACGATGATGATCGCGTCGCTGAGCGGCCGCGCTGCTTCCTCGATTGCGTTGTCGATGCGCAGCACGTGCGCGACCGTCGTCGGGATCATGCATCGCCTCCGTGGCAGCGTCGTTTCCAGTCCGCGAGTTCGTACGGTCCCGGTCCGTGCAACAGACCTTGCGCGTCGATCGACTTCTCGACCTGACCTGCGCACAATTTGCACGCGTCGACGGCGACGTCGGCAGCGAAGGCGCGCTGAGCGTGCTCCGAGCACAGGAACGCAAGGCACCAGAAGCAGCGCGTCGATGCGGCGTGATTCGAGTGCCGGTCATCGTACGGCCCAACTTTGTCGCAACGTGCGCAGTCCGTGCCGTGCGGCGGTTTGTCGAACATCAGCAGCCGCAATCGAGCGCGTCGAAGCCGCAGACGATGCACGCGGTCCCGATCACCAGCACCACGAGCGCGAAGGCGATGTCGCGCCACGGCGGTTTCGGTGCGAATGTCGTCCGTGTTGCTGACATGCGTCGCCTTCCCGCGACCTACATCAGGCCGCTCATCGCGTAGTTGCGCGGCATCTGCCGCACTTGGTTTCCGATCGCGCGGCCGGTGATCAAATCGTCATGCTTGCCTTTGGCCGCTTCCGCGCGACCCTTGGCGTTGATGATGAAGCTCTGCATCTGTGCGCGCATCCGGGGATCGACCGGCGTCCAGTCTCCCTCGCGAAATGCGAGATCGAGGCCATCCAGCATCGGCGTGCGGTTTGCGGTCGTCGTCGGCCAGCCGGGACGATCGTCTTCCGGATGCACGTACAGCGCCGGATAGCCGTAGCGATCGTCGCCGAGCAGCGCGAGCACAGCGTGTCCGTGATTATTGCGCTCGACAACCGCCAGCGCGTCGTGGTACCGACGGCCATGCAGATCGATCTGGCGCGCCAGCTCGCTCGGCGTGATGCGCGAGAGACAGACGGCGACGTCTTCATTGGTTTCGCGATCGATCACGCCCCATGCGGCGTAGTCGGTCTTGCCGGCGTTCGCGCTCGCGACGGTCGTACCGTCAGCGTCGACGTCGTCGGTGCCGCGCTCGATGCCCTCAGCCGGATCCGCCCAGATGACGTACTCGCGGCCGGGAATCGGCTGCTCGTAGATCCAGAGCGTGCCGCCCTCGAGCTTTTCGAGGATCGGTGAGTCGGCGCACGCCATCAGCATCGCGAGATCGAACAGCGATCGTCCAGATGCGAGCCAGCAGCTGACCCAATCTTCCGGATACTGCTCGAAGAAGCGATCTTTCAGCGACGCGCGCTTTACGCGGCGCCACTTCCACATCCCGGCATCGAGCGTCTTGCCTTCGCGTGCGAGCCGCTGCGCGAGCGCCTGCTCTTCGTTGCCGAAGCGCGGATGCGAGCCGGTCGCGACCTCGGCGAGGATTTGCATCGCTTCGTCCGGCGTGACCGGCATGCGATACATGCCGAACTCGTACCAGCAGAAGAAAATCAGCGTCCACTCGTTCTCGCCGAGATACGCTTCTTGCGCGAGATCGTAGAATTCGCCGGTCGCGCCGAACGGCGTCGACTCGATCGATATCTCACCCGTCGCCATCGGCACGCCCTCGGCGGCCGTCAGAACGTCGGAAAGTGATGGGAACCGCGATGCCTCGGAGAGGTGCATCCGGTTGATCGTCATGCCGTGGCCGAAGCTGCGGTTGCCGGCGGTGCCGATGAAGTACCGGCTGTCGGCCTCCGGATAGTAGAGCTCGCGTTTGTTCTGGTTTGCGCGTTCCCAGTGATACAGCGGGCGCTTCGTGCCGGGCTCGCACAATGCGGGCGTCGACTGGTGCTCGTACAGGCGATTCGCGATCTCGAAGAGGCGAACCGTCGTCGGAAGATCGTGCGCGATCGTCGCGGCGTACTGACCTGTCGCGGTGCCCGTCAGGTAATCGTTCGCCGCCATTTCTAGCGTCGTGCAGCCCCACTGGCGGAACTTGACGCTGATGAAGCGGCGCAGCTTACCGGCGGCGATCGCCGCGCACTTAGCTTCGAGGAGCTTCTTTTGCTCCGGACGCAGGCTCAGCGGAATCAGCTGACCCGTGTCCTTGTCCCGAATCCGGTGGAACGCGGAGGTATAGGTCTCGAATGGGATCGGCGTTGACCCCGGATAGAGCTTCCTCAAGGCGCTTCTTCCGAATCTCCTCGAGCTGCGCTTCGTCGACGCCGATGTTGACGTTGACCTTATCGAGTCCGAGCAGTCGCGCGCGCCGCTGCTGCGCGGCGATCACCGTGCGCAGCGCGCCGACCTGCGCGTTCTGATTGTTCTGCGCTTTCGCGCCGTCGAGCAGCGTGTAGGCTTCTTGCATCGCGACTTCGGCTTCAGCGAGCAGCTGCTGCCGCGTCTCTTCCGGCTTCCCGGTCCGGCGCTGCCAGCGCGCGCGCACCTGATCCATCATGTGCTGCAGAGTGCGTTTGTCGCCGATGCGCGGGATCTTCAGCACGGCGAGCTGCTCGTTCACGCGCTTCTTGATCGGGTTCGGCCGATCGTGACCGCGCAGCATCATGTCCTCGACGAGATCCAGCGCCGTCTCGTTTTGATCGGCTGTGCGCTGGGCCATCGAATCCTCGAAATGGGCGGACATACCGCGCGTGCGACGGGCGCCAAATCCGTGTCCGGACCGTGCCCCCTGTCGTGTGGTCGTTCGAACTCTATTTTCTTAGTGGAAGCACTTTGTTCGAACGGAGCAATCCATGCCCACCTGGCACGATCTGATCTATCTAGCTGTCGCGCTGATCACGCTGTACGCACCGCGGCGGCCGCGCCGATGAGGGCTTGCACCATCCGGCGGCGGAGGCGACTCCTCACGCGCGGGCGCAGTTCTAACGGTGCTGCGCGCGGCGTGCCCGGCGCTCGCGCATCATCTCGATCGCGCGACGCTGATCGCCGCGAGTGACCGGAATGAGCCACGGCGTGCCGTGCACGTGCCAGATCAGGTAGCCTGGCGGTGCGACGAGTTTCCACGGGCCGACGGTCGTGATGCCGTTGGCGTTCGTGTACTCCCAGAGGCCGGTCGGCTTCGACTGCGCCTCGTCGTACTGCGGGCGGGCATGCAGCGCGCGCAGATACTCTTCGTACGACGATCGCGGCCCAGCGAAGGCGCTATAGAACGCAACACGTGCGCGGAATCGACTGTTCGCCGCGGATCGCTTCGGATGGCATCGGCGCACGCCGCCGCGGCCGTTCTGCGCCGTGTAGCCGCATCGGCCGGCGAGGCCCTTCATGCGCGGCAGCGCTCGCAGCTGCATTGGGCTGAGCTCGTCGCGCAGGCCCTCGAAGAATCGCGTGCACGTGCTCATCGCGCGGTGCCGCTGCAGCTGACGTCGGGTCAAGTCGAAACCTCGGGGGCGATAGTGAAGACCGCCGGCGCGTGCGCGGACGCCCGACTTCGAGCGCGAACAGCGCATAGGCGCGGGCCCGGGCCGGTGGACAAGTTGAGTGGCGAAACGGACGCGCCAATAAGCGGGTCTCAAGACGTCCAATGGATCGTCACAAGATCACCCGCGCGCTAGGCGCGCTCACGCACAGCACCACGCGCGAATCGCTGGTAACTGAACTGGAACAATCTCTCAAACAGCAAATCGCAGTTTTGCGCTGGAAGAGCCGAAGCTAGACGCCGCCGAGATACTTGCCGGACGATTCACGCGGCCGAGCGTGAGCGTACTTGCCGGTGGTCGCGATCGACGCGTGTCCCAGCGTGTCGCGCACCAGCGAGATTGGCGCCCCCCGGTCGAGCGCGTGCGATGCGTGCGCGTGACGGAGCCAATGCGGTGAGACCGGCTTCCCGATCTTCGCGCGCTTCCCGCAGCCGGCGACGATGTTGCGGAGCTGCGAGAACGAGATCGCTTGATCGCCGCGGCCGCGGAACACCGGCGCATCCTCGGCATCCTCGGGGCGCCGGAGCGCCGCGGCGAGAGCCCAGACTGCAGCGTTCACGCGAACGGTGCGGCGCTTGTCGCCTTTGCCGATGACTGAGATCAGCGCGTCGCCGGTCTCTTCATCGAGCGAGACGTCCCGCCAGCGGATCGAGCATATCTCGGCCCGGCGGAAAGCAGAGTGGTAGAGCAGCTGCAGCAGCGCGGCGTCGCGCGGCGTGCGCGCTGCGCGAAACAGGCGGCGGACTTCAGAGCGGCTGAGGATGCGCGCCGTCAGGTCGGACGGGATCCGCGGCGATCGCAGTGCGACGCCGACGTCGACGGCGAGCAGCCCGGCGCGGCGGAGGAACGTCAGCATCGACTTCGTTGCGGCCAGCGATCGCGCGCGGGTTCGCGGCGCGAGGCTGGCGAGCGAATCATCGAAGCGTTGCAGATCTTCGAGCGTCAGCTGCGCGATCGGCTTGCCGACGTGTGCCAGCATCCTGTTCACTTCGCGGCGGTACGCGTCGACCGTCGACCGCGGACGGCCGTGCAGCCACAGCGAGATGAGACGATCGTTTTGAGTATCGATCGTACTGGTATCGCTGATACTGCTATGCACGATTTGAGCCGAAACGTGCAT